CCCATCCGGTTTCTTTTGCGCCGCTAAAGCATTGCTTTTCGTATTCGCTTCGGCGGAGCGCGAAACCTGACTCATGATCTTTTTCATATTTTCCGGGTGGGCTGTTAAAAATCGTTTTGACCATTCGAAATGGGCTTGAAGCCTTTCTCCATTAGCTTGAAGTTCATTTACAAATTTTAATCTTACCCGATTTTGTTCTTCCGGTGTTTTTTTATTGAAATCAGGATATTTATCGGCGAATAAGTATCGAAGTAGTTCACCTCCCGCATCGGGACCGAACATAATTCGGTTATATAGATCTATCTTTTCTTTCGATTCTCCTCCAGGAAGTTTCGAAATGATCGCCATGGCATTCGTTTTGGCGAGTTCCGGCAGTTTGGCCGACCTAACCTCTTCTCTCAATCTTTCTTGTTCTTCCTGGCGCGCTTTGAACGTGTTCTGTTGTTCCCTCTCTCGGAAGAACTTCTCATTTTCATCCCTGGCCTTGATGTACTCCTCGTTCAGAACAGAAAGAGCAATATTTTTTACTTCATCCGGGATCTGGATTTGCTGAATTCGAGTGTATGCCGATTCAATAGGTCCAAGACGGGATTTGTTGACGTTCTCCTTGAACGTTCTTTCAGCCTCATATTCCTGTTGCCATAGGGGAATATTGCTTTTCACTTCAGGCCGGGAAGATTCTTGTGGCTTTTCATCTGACTGAAAATTGAGTCCATCAAGCGATATGCCCATGAGCTTTTCAATGTCGAAATCTCCCGATTCGTTCTGGAATGCTTTTTCGAAGGGATCTACCTTTTTCTCCTCTTCCTTTTTTACATCTTCTTTCGGTTTTTCTACCTGTGGTTTTTCTTCTTTCGGCGTTTGTGCCTGGTTTTCGGTGTTTTTCGATTCATCATCAGTGGCATCCGTATTCGGATCTTGAAGATATCCGCTAAATGCATCATTCAAATATCCGCTTTGATCAACCGAAGATGTTTCGGAAGCCACTTGACCTTCAACTGCTGGTTCTTGTGCTACATCAGCCATAATTTCCCCTTTTAGGTATAATTTTTCTTTTTATCAACCTTTTCAGGTAGATTTTTCATGCTTTTAGTATGTTGTTTAAACTCTTTGTAAACCTTTGGCTTATTAAAGTAAAAGTACCATGCCTGATCTTTTGATTTAAAAGGCATTTTTTAAAGCCCCGAGTAATCTTTCCAATCGGCCGGGCTTCTTGAATTCGCACCCTTTTTCTTTTTGTCAATTAACGGCAACTTGTCTTCAAGTTTCTTTCCCTTCGATGCCGCGATCGGTCCGTTTTCTTCCATAGGCATTTCACCGGGCATATCATCGCCCATGGGTTCAGATTCTCCACCTTGATCCCCTTCGAATTCGTTCTTGATTTGGTCGATCGCTTCATCAACACTTCCCGCTTCGGTGATAAGCGGGTTGCCGTCGTCTCCGGTACTCTCGACGGTTATTTTCCCGTCATCGTCCTGAACGATTTTTAATTCCTTCATTTTTTCTTTCCTCCGAAGTCAACGTTTTCATTGTTCGTGTTCATGTAAAAAGCTGCTTCACCCTCTTCGAAAAGAGTGGTGAAGCATTGACATACACCAAACCGGAAGGTAAATTCGAACTTGGGATCGTTTTTAGGATACTTCAGTTTTCCGAACCATCGTCGCCCCTCGATCTTTTCCAAGAGCTTTCCAACTCCATTACTTACCAGTGCCGCAGGAAGAGCGTCTCGAATGGCCGCGTTCGCCTCTTTCGGCATAGGGCTACTTTTTGGCAACTTCAGTATTTCTTCGAATCGAATTTTCATAATCTATCTTGTATCGGTTAATGTAATTGTCAATTATTCCTATCATATCCAGACGCCCCATGTTGCGCATTATCTGCTCTTTGTCGGAAGTGGACACCATATCCCGCAAAACGTTTTCTCGAAGATCGAATAACAGATATCTGTACTCCTCACTTTTCAAGATGCCGCACAACCATGAATAATAAGACGTGTCGATACCGCTGAATATCTTTATAGTGGTATAAACCGTGTTTACTTCAGATAGTTTATCATTCAAAGCCTTTTCAATACGATTCAATTCCTCGATCTTTTTCCCGAATAGGACTCGCATCAACCAGTTGATCACATCACACCCCCTGTAGTAATAGGGGAGGGCAATGGCGCCGGAAACGGAGAGGGATTAACCGGAACTATGCCTCCTCCCTGCATTGCAGGAAGTGGATTACTCGGGACCATTCCAGGGGCGCCCATTTGAGCCTGTTCATCGGGCATGATTTCATCGCTCGGAACATCGGCCTTTGTCCAAATATCTTTTATCAACGGAAGAATGTTTACCCCAGCCTGCTGCAATTGCGGATTCATCGAAATATTCAGCCACCATGTGACTAAGTTCTGAAGACGGAGCATCTCCCCCGCCTTGTTCTTTTGGAGCGTCGATTGTATGTCAACATCGAACTCTCCAAGGATGTAGAATTTCTGAAATTCTTGTTCTATTTCTTTTGCCTTCGCACGCACATAGAAAACTTGGGGTAAAAATTGAGCTTGTAAAACGAGGTGAATGAACCCTATCCGGATCACTCCGAAATCAAAATTTTCTAAAAGATCGGCTTCGAGCATATCTCCCATACCCGCCATTTGATTTACCGCGGTCGCAGTTTTGTTCTGAAGCCCTCCATCTTCGGCTTTGCGCGATAAATCGACCTTTGTACCCATCTGTTGGATACTTTGTTGTACCTGATTGAGCGCCATTTGCGTAGATGAAAGGTCGATACGTCCTGGTTGGAATGCACTTACCAGTTGAGAAATGGGAATATCGTTCGCGTCGACCCCTACAAGGCCGCCGTTTCGATAAATATTCTGCAGATCGCTTCCGGATATTTTTTTCTTGTCATAGAAAACATACTGCTGAATCGATCTCATCGCATTGTCAAGGTTCATGCCAAGCAGGGTATTGAGATAGTTCTCATGCGTCACAACGTATTCTGCGTCGGTAACCCCAAACCAGTATTTCGAACTATGATCAATACAACACACCACGTAGGATCTGATCCCCCGGTCGTAATCCTCACGAGTCAGGCGGATAATGGTATCTCCTATCATTTCTGTAACGTAAGTTTCTCCGTCTTCCTCGTTGCCGACAATATTACACTTACCCTCAATTCTGTAAATATCAATGTAGTGGCGGCGCTCGTCGTATTTCGAATAATCGTCGCTTCCTCGATCCGAGACCATACCTCGGATTTGCCCCTTGCGTGCCTCTTCCAAGACCTTTTGAACATTTTCTTTGATGTAAACTGTGTCATTAAGCATTGTAACCAATTCGCTCACATGAACGCGGCGTATGTGCCCTTGAAAGTCACTTTCTTCTGCCCGGGCAATATCTGGGTTCTGGAAATAATCGCGAGGCTTCAATTCACAGCAGTACGAGTTCTCATAATTGTTCGGAACTCTTTTGCGTGAGTAAAGTCCAGTGATATTGTCGTACACAGTCTTCAGTTCGTTTTCTCCTGACCGCTTCCAATAGTTATATATGACACAGAATCCAAACTTCGATGTCGTATCTATTCCGGGTTTTAATACCAATTCCCGGAATCGAATATGCGACATATTGAGGTTGAGTACCACTTGTGCGCGAGCCGCGTTTTCATACGGAGTTCCACCGATCGGAGTTAGGGAATAGATTTCAGGAGACCGGTAATTCGAGGAAAGTATTGATCGACGAAGAAGCATTCTTTCTTTTACAATAGGGAACGATACATTTGACTGCCAGTCATTGAATTTGCTCGCGGCAGGAATCAGATCTGAACAGTCCTGCATGACTTTGAGTTTTTTATCGAGCGCATCATAGCAGGGAGATTGATAATACCCATTAACTCGCGCTTTCCAGTACTTTGCAATGGATTGTTCGTGTTTCTCGAAATCCTCAATCAGATCAATTTTATTTTGATCAGGCATTGCAACCTACTGGTTATGCACGTTTGAATAAACCCGGCGCGATTGACCGAAAATTAACTTGATATACGAACTCGAAACCTTGTTTCCTGTTAATCCGGTGTACCAGTATCGGAATACCGGAGACCATGCCGGAGTGATCGCCCGGTCCTGGACCGCGTACCCGGTAACGTTTACTGTGTCAACGTATTTTCGAGGAGTGGGAACGTTGCCGGTCGTCGTGTCAGGAACCATGTATCTCTGTACCATGTTCGCCGCGGTGAGCGTATTGAACGTATCTATCACCACGCGCTCTTGCCACGTCGTATCGCGTTTCCCGCTTGAATTGATCACCACGTCACCTATAGAAATACCCCATTGGAAATTGATGGAGTCAGACGCGAACCCGGTAGCCGACGTATCGTTTGCCATTGCGAACAGGCGAACGTTTTCAAACTGACTGAATTCGAAACCTCGGGTGGTACCGGTACCGGTACTTTGGAAACCGGTCACGAGTACTGTGTCTCGGTATCCGGAATAGTTCATCTGTGCGGCAACCATTCCGATAATTGACATAATTAAAATCAACGTTTTCATATCATCCTCATGCCAGACTATAGGTTACGTCACGTTTGATAGGGTTGAGAATAAACGGTTTCTCTTCCCGTTCTTTGAGCACCGGTTCTGCATATGTCAATACGAAGGCATCAGCTTCGTCCGGACTCGAAAGACCGCGTTTCTTCATATCCTCTTTTTTCTCGATTTGAATCTGCTGTTTATTGGAGAAGCCGTATTGAATGCTTGTCAATTGCCGCTCAAGATCTGCGTCATTCGTAAGATCAAGCGACGCCTTGAGGGCTTCCCGAGCCGTGCCGTACATTTCCGCGCGCTTATTGAAATATTTGGTGTCGTCATGAGCGGCGGATCCAAAGTTGATTTCTCGAACCTTATTTTGAGGAAGCAGTTGCTTACAACGATCTACCACTCCTCCCCCGACGCCCCCACCGTCGATGAACAGAATATCGGGCGTTATCGACCGGTATATCTCGCAGAGCCGATCCGAGGTTTGCATCGTATCAATACCTCGCCACTTGATTAATGGAAACACCTTGCGCCCTTGTCGTATGCAGCAAACGTTTGCATCGTCTCCAAATCGTGCAACATCCGCCGCCATGATTATCGGCATACTTTCATATGATGATTCTGGGGCGATGTAGTGGCGGCATTTATCCACAGTCTCCGAGTCTATAAACTGGTTGAATCCGGCTCGCGGAAACACACCGCGGATGCGTACACGCACGAAATCGCTGTCTTCGCCGTAATCGTCAACCTCTTGCTGCAACTGCGCTTTGTTGATTCCCTCAACCGTTCGGCTGTCGATCTGACGCAGCACCCATCGATGCTTACGACTTCCGAAACATTCTGAAAATCGCCCATCGTTACGAGTAGGATTACCGAATGCCAACCATATTATTTCGGTGTTTTCATCGGTTAATGCTCCTTCAGCCACCTCCCATACCCTCGGAGCGATCGCCGAAGCCTCATCGAAAATAAGGATAATTCGCTTTCCCTTATTGTGGAGACCGGCAAAGGCTTCAGTGTTGTTTTCCGACCATGCGATCCCGTCTGCTCTCCAGGTGCGTTCCCGCCCGGGAGATGCGCTCAACACTGATGTAGCGTTGACCTTAAACCATCCTGAATTGATTGACGAACGAAACCACTTACTTATTTCAGGCCATGTTTTTGTACGCAATTGAGGTTCAGTTTCCGCGGTGACGACGATCTTACAATCCTCACACGTTGACAATCCCCAATTAATGACTTGAGCGACAAGGGCGGACTTGCCTATACCGTGACCGGAGGAGACCGCAATACACAACGGCATATATCGAGTCTCTTTATTCTGCAAGTGTACACCGATGATTTTGAGAATATCCGCTTGCCATGCTCGGGAACGCTCTGACCCTTCGCCGATCAATTCACCCTTACCCCAAGGGTAAGCATACTTTACAAACCGATATGGATCATGCGTGAACGATGCAATATCTTGAATCATGGCGTCATTCTCAATCATCGGATGCCGCCCTTGCACGAGCTTCTGCGAGTTTATCGCCTATGTCCAGATGACCAGATAATTCAGTTTCCCTTCGGTCTCTCCATTTTTCGGGCTGTCTGTTTTTAAGCCAGAAGATAAGAGCGGTCGGATCAGGCGGATAATGTTTGATCGTGGGAGTTATAACAATTTCTTTATCGCAAACCTTAATATCATCTTCTTTATGTTCATATCCCATAGCCCTGTTGTAAAGAGAATCGGCGACGTTTGAATCTGCGAGAAGTTTGCCCCTTTTAATGGCCTCTAAAAACTTTGGGTATTCATTTTTCCAATTGTAAAGAGTCGCTTCTGAAATCTCAAAAAAATCAGCGATCTCTTTGTCCGTAGCGGATAATTTGCAGAGTTTTTCTACCTGCACGCACATTGCTGAATCATATAGAGTAGGACGTCCACCAGGATGAGCCATACCCTAAATATACACAAGTTATCAACAGTGTGCATATTTTGTTGATGGAATGTTGATAACTTTTTGGGTAAATAGCTATAACTTATTAGATATCAATACGTTAATGATTTAATTATCGTTTGTATCGAACTACCCGCGCGCGCGTGTATAATAGAATGGGGATTGTTTGCGGATGATAAAATCTAGGTCAATCTAATAGAGATCAATTAAATACTGTAAGATTATTCGACTTTCGAAATTACAACTGATCGGCCGCTTTTTTTTGGCACGGTCATTGCGATACATAACGTAGACAGCGAGAATCCTTGAATCAAAACAACAAAACCGAAGAAAAAGAAAACGAAAAATATTTAATAAAAATATTGACAACGCAAGCGGATTGTGTTATATTTAAGGTGTAGGCAAAAGAGACCAACCACCCTAAAAAAGGAGATAGTATGATGAAGCCCAAGAGTATCCGCGAAGCAGAAGCAAAGATGACTGAAGAGACCAAGGCAGTACACGACAAGGCCGGTATAGCGCTTTTTGATAAGACACTTACCGATGAAGCCGCCGATGCTATCATCCTTGCGTCTAACGCCGCCCTTACCGCTGCCGGGATGCCTTCCGGTGGTCTTACCCTTACCCGTGCTGTCTTTCGCGCAGCATGGCCGAATATGGGGGTATAAGATGAAAAAAGTAAGCGCGACCAAAGAAGCTGCGATCCTTGCGCAGCTTCATACCGACATAAAAAAAGACCTGAAAAATGCGACTGACTTAAACACCGCCGCCATAAAAAAGATTTACAAAGCAGAAAATTGCGTGCAGTGCGGAGAGGTTGTGTCGATGCTGTCTGAAAAAGGTCTTTGCGGATACTGCGAGCACACAAGGAAATATCTTTCTGCGCTTGGGAAAAAAGGTGGAGCGGCTGGTACCGGCGAGTCCAAAAAGCGCGGCGACTCCGAGCACTACAAAAAAATGCGCGCTGTGAGAGAGGCAAAGAGGGTTGACAAAAAGTGTAAGTAAAATAATTGTTGACTTCTGTTGTGTTTTGTGGTATATTATAGGTGTAGACAGCGAGAATCCCTGAATCAAAACAACCAAACTGAGGATGACAAAATGAACAACAAGACCGTAAGACTAAGTAAGATGAAGATTGGTGATTTTGGCATTATCGGCGGTGACAACACGGTTGCACAGCTTAGGGACAACGGCATACAGGTTGGATGCAAAACTAATCTCTGGCTTTCATATGTTGGAAACGTTGGAGATAATTTTGCTGCACAGCAATGTGGATGGAATGTGGATGATTTGTGCACCATAATTGAGGACACCGATAAGGTGTCCGGGATGCCCGAATAACATAGCCATTACAGGTTAACTTCAAAAAAGGAGGATTTATGGTAATAGCAATTAACAGAAGATACTCCCTTCATAGGTTAGAACCAGATACCTATTCTCATAGTACGTATATTTTCATTGACCACAGTGATAAATTATGGTGGGTTATTGGTGGCTCACCAAAAGAAGAAAATATTGAAAAATTTGCGCGCTCTATTAAAAATGGCGCAATGGATGAGGCTGAGCTTTATCCAAGGAATTTTGTGGCGTCTCATGAAAATTGGAATAAGCGGTGTATCAATGAGTATGCATCCGCGATGGCCGAATTACCCCCCACGGAATGGAAGAATAAATACCCGGAATGATGCATTGAATGGTACATCGTTCTGTGCCGAAAGGCTGGGGAGATTGCCCGGCTTGAAGAAATCCGCCCCGCTCTTGAGTTGTAGGGCGCTTTATTTTTAACGAAAGGTTTTCTCATTATGGAACTGAAGAATTTTACTCCGCACGAAGTAACGGTATTTTCAGGCGAGGAAGTTATCGAGCGCGTCCAGTCTATCGGCGTGGCGCGGGCATCAGAGGTGTGTATCGAATCCGAAGCGATCAATGGCATTCCGACAGTTGCGAAGCGGTACGATGCTGTTGTTGGCCTTCCGGAGCCCTGCGATGGTGTTGTTTGTATCGTGTCCATCCCCGTTCTTCAGGCTTCGGATCGACCCGACTTGGTGTGTCCTGATACGGGTCCGGATTCCGTTGTCCGCGACAAAGATGGTAAAATTCTCGGAGTGCGTAGGTTTCAGCGTCGTCAAGTAGCTGAATAAGCGCCGGGAACAAGTGGATGCGGGGCGAACTTCGTACAATAAATGCAAGTTGTTCGCTCCGCCAATTGTGAAGCACAAATGCGGCTTGCATCGGACGTTGCTGGAACATCTCACACAGAGCGCCGCGTGCCCTAAATGCACTCGGCTTTTTAGAGCGGCAGATCATGACGTACAATCGAGGTGTAAAAATAAATGCCTAAAAAAACTGCAGCCCTCGGAGGTGCGGAGAAACAATTAACAAAGGAGAACGCTATGGATAAAATTGAACTTCTGACGGCTTTGGACGATAACGGAAATCAGTGCGTAGAGTACCGACGGAGTGGCGAAACGGTTGCCCGGTGGTCGCCCTCAGATGCACTTGCACATATAATTGGGTTGATGACTCGAATACAGAGCCAACCCCATATAACAACGTCGGTACACGTAATAATCGTCGGCGAAAATGTTCCTTCGCCGAAATGGAATTGAAATGAATAGCCGAGAAAAAAAACTTCTGGTTGATCTTCAACGAGCTGCCAGTGCGACTGGCCGCGTAGTGATGCGGATCACGATAAAATCCGATAGCAAATCGTCTGGAAAAATGGTATGCTATAATTTGAGACCTCGGGAGGATCTTTTTAAAATCATGGGAAAACCGGGAATACTCAGAGTGGAGGTGATAAATGACCTCACCGGAAATTGAGGCGTATCTCAATTATTCGAGAATAAAAATTGAAAATGGAGACATGATTTACAAA